ATTTATGATAATATTTCGGGTCTGCTCCATGAGAACGGAATATCCGGCAATATTCAGCATATTCAGGGTTGGAAGTTATGATCATACCACCATCTCCATAAGTGCCAAGATTTTTAGTAGGGAAAAATGAGAAGGTTGCTAAATCGCCATAACTACCAGCTTTTTTGCCTTTATATTCCGCACCTATAGCCTGAGCAGAATCCTCTACAACTTTCAAGTTATACATATTAGCTATATTCATAATCTCATCCATTTTGCACATTTGCCCGAATAGGTGAACGGGGATAATTGCTTTAATTGGCATGCCAGTTTGTTTACCTATTAACTGATTAGTATTAGTGTTAAAAAGGCAATTATAACGTATATATTCCCTCAATTTCTTAGGGTCGAGATTATAAGTATCGGATTCAATATCAACAAATATCGGTTTCGCCCCTGCCCTGGCTATACTTCCAGCCGTGGCAAAGAATGTAAATGGTGTAGTTATAATACCATCACCCTGTTCTATCCCTAAGGCCTTCAATGCTATATAGAGGGCATCCGAGCCATTTGCTACCCCTATACCATATTTAGCACCTGAATAGTCTGCGATAGAAGCCTCTATTTTTGCCACATTTGTGCCATTTATTGCTATTCCCGACTCTAAAACGGATTCAATGGCTGAGTCGATTTCTTTTTTTATTGAATGATATTGAGTCGTTAGGTTTAATTGGGATATTTTCATAACATTTCCTTCTTGGTTTTAATAGTAAAATTATCATTCATAACTTGATGTAAACCTATAGACAGTCTGGCTGTTTCTTTCTCTGTCAGACCATAATTGTTATAACTACCATCTATTGCATGTACTATTTCATGATAAAAGGTTCTTTCAATATCTGATTTTGCTCTTGGCTGTTTAAAATATTTTTTAGATAATCTTATTTTTAAAGAAATAAAATCACATTGTCCTAAAATTTCCCTCCTTTGCAAGATATTTATCATCATAAAAGACCTTATAATAATGTCCAGCTACTTTTAATTTTTTTGGTATCTTCATTTAGCCCCCTTTTGTTTTGATAGCGGGGATGGGAGTCGAACCCACTAAACCCTGCTTATGAGACAGGCTACCCTACCGAAGGTATTCCCCGCAATAATGGATATATTAAATTACGGTTTAAATTTTTCTCCTGAACTTTTAGCAATAATGAAGCCCTGACGAATAGCTTTCAATTTGGCTGCTGATTCAGAAGCTTTATTACCAGCCTTATAGGTAAAACAACTTTTGTTATTCTTACCATATTTCCACCCTGGCTTATTATCTTTTCTACATCTTACTAATGGCATTTATCTCACCTCGATTATTTTTTTCTTTAACTTAAAATCCTTCGTAAAATTATCCTTAATAAAATACGGTGTGTTTTTATACCCTGCTATTGTTTTAGCATTTGTTTTAATCCAATTACTTGCCCGTTTAGGTATTTTAGTTATATAATTTGATTTAGCAATTTTTCCAGTCTTCATGAAGTTTAGGGAGTCCTTTTTGTTTAATGTGATAGTGGTTGTGTAGCAATAGCAATTAATATGCCAGCCCAGCCAAATAAATCCAGGTGGATATTTACCAGTCAAAGAATCGCACATGTCTTCAACGTTGTGAGAAGCCGATAAATGCACCTCTATCCCAGTTACGAATGGCAAGTCCTGTCTTCTTGTATAATCACTCATTCTATAACTCATATTTATTTCGTTACGTGTAAGTCTAAGAGCATTCTTATATGATGACCTGTAAATTCCCGCTCCTGGTTTGTAGCCCCTCGCCGCCTTCGATAATACAAGTTTCCCATCCTGCCTAACTCTCCTAAACAATCTATCAGGCTCATTTAAGTATTGCTTAATATCCCTGGCTATACCTGCCGCACTTTTACCCGTAGATATCCCGCTCGATAGATAAAGCTCTATCTGGTCTTTCGCTCCATTAACCAAATTCCAAACCCGCTTGCTTAAGTTCATTCCCGCTGTAGTTCGTGTAAGAAAAGTATCCATTGCAGCCAAGTTAAGCTGATTAAACGAAGTCGGAATATCATTTTTGCTTAGTTTAATACCATTAGCCCAATCACTTACTAATTTATCATTTTTAAAATTCGACAAATTCCAATTATTAATAATTCCTTTTTTGATATCAGCTTGAATATTATTATTTAATTTATTTAGTATAGTATCTATTCGCTTTTTTAAAGATTTGTTTCTTAAGTAAAATGAACCTTGAGAAATATTAAGAGGGGATCTTAACTTAGTAACACTAATCTTTTGAGCCAAATCTTTTGCCGATTGATTCAGAATTCTTTCAATCTTTCGATTATATGCAATAATAGATTCGATATGTTTTTTTTCGTATAATTTTTCTATATCCATTTAATCCCCTTATAAATTTCCTTTTACCTAACCTTATTCTTAATAAACATTTTATTATAAACTTTTTCTACCCAATTTTTAAATTCCTGTAATGGTAAATTACTTTTTGCTTGATTGCAAGTTTTACAACAAGCAACAACATTATCAATTGTATATCCTTTGGTATTATCTATTCTGTCAATCCCATTATAAATAAAAACATCATCTTTATTTCTATAATATTTACATATATTGTTTGGTTTTGCTCCACAATAAAAACAATCTTTTTTTGTAATCTCAACAAATTGTTTTTCTGTTAATTCAAATTTATACCCTCGTCTTTTTGCACCTCTCTTGTAATGCCCAAATAAGTTTCGCATATTAGCAAGTTTTGTACGTTTATTTCTTAAACATCCACAACTTTTAGTCCTACCATATCTTAATGCCCCTCCATCAATAATTTTATATTCTCCACAATCACATTTACATAACCACATTGCTTTTGTCTTACTCCTCGGGTCAGAAAAATCTCTTCTGATAACTATTAATTCTCCAAATCTTTTTCCCTTTATATTTATTAATTTTTTTGATGGAGTCAATTTCATTTTCGCACTTGCAAGTTCTCTCTGTAAACAACCACAACTTTTAGTGTCCCCTCTTGTTAAATTTTGCCCACAAATGACTTTTTTTGTTCCACATTCACACCTACAAAGCCACATCGCATTACCCCATTTATTAGGATATCTCCCAAATTTCTTTCCCGTTAAATCCATTAAATTATGCATAATCAATCACCCTCAAAATAAAATAGCCAAACAAAAAACCACCGCAGGAGCAACCTACCCCATGACAGGTAGGGAACGTGAGACGATGGTCTTGTTTGGCTAATATTTGGTTTTCTTTTTTATTTAATCTATTCATGTTATTATGCTCCTATAAATAATTATAGCACTTTGATATTCGTTATGCAAACCAATCCATTTTACCCTTCTTTAGCAAATCTGTATTTTCTTTATCAGCCATCAACATTACCCCCGGAAAAGCTTCTTTACTCTTTGCCGATTCGATTAAAAATTTAATATCTTTAGGTAAACACTTGCCGCCTGCCCCTCGATATCCATCAAACAGCGGGTCGAGGTGCATAGGGTTGATATACTTATCCAGCTTAAACGCCTGTAATAATTTATAGTAGTCTGCTCCGTATTTCTGGCATATATCGTATAGCTCGTTACCAAATACTACCTTGACCGTATATAAGCTGTTTAAACCCACCTTTACTAACTCTGCCTCTACTGGCTTCATCATCAATATTTTTTTAGTATCGATTATAGGTTTAAATAGCTTTTTAAATAGCTTGAACGTCTCTATCTTCTCAGTCCCCACTACAATTTTATTAGGCTTGATTTCATCTTCTAATGCTGTCCGCTCCCGTAAGAATTCAGGCAAGTAGACAAATTCCCTGTTATATTCTTTGGCAAATTCGTCAGTCATTCCAGGCATAAGTGTTGACCGTATAGCTATAATGGCTTTTTTGTTTTTAAGGTTTACATAGCTTACCGCTTTTTTAATGTCTTTAAATTGTAGGTCAATTTTAGTGGGGACACAAATAAATATTATATCGCAGGTGGAAATATTTTGAACCAATTTTTTAGCAGGGTCGTATCGTTTGACTGTATAACCTAAATCCTCAAGTAAATTAGCTAAACTTGACCCAATAACCCCACAACCCACAACACCAAAATTTAATTTTTTATACATTTTCTTTTTCTCCCCTGGGAAGTTCAGGGTTGGCTTCCCCTTTATAATTTATATGTGCTTTATAATGTTTTTCTACAATTTTAGAAATCTTTTTATCAAGAATATTAATAATTTCCTCGCTATCAATGGTAAAAACTGTTTCAGAAGAAGGGTTAATTCCCCTAAATACAAGTCTGATTTCTAATTCCTCAAATGCTTTTTCTGAGCTTAAATAAACCTCATAGTAATATCTTTTATTATCGATATTATCTCCACTTTCATATAAATACATATTTTATCTCCTTTAATTTTTTATACATTTTATACCTCATTACCCCATACATCCCAACCTTTATAACTCTCATCTTCAAAAAGTAAGTCTTTAGGTGGTCTGGCAAATAATTCTATGCGTGGTAAATCACCAAATAATTCTACTATTTTTCTTCTTATAACTTCTGGTTTCTTACTATGTCCTTGATATGGGAACATTACAACAGAATTTATATTATGAACAATACTCTTTAAACCCTTACCTCTTTTAGCTAATAAACATATTTCAGAATTGCTTCTTGTGTAATATCCACAACCCATAAATAAATTACCATTTTTAGCATAAGTTTTTACCCAATTAAAAAGTATTGTTCTATAACTAAAACCCCAAGATTTTATAACTTCAAAAACACTTTCTAATTTTGGAAATGTAACCCATATTAAAAGTAAACTATTATCTTCTGCAATTTCTTTTACAGGCATATTGCATAATTCTTTAAGTGATAAAGTATCATATTGTTGTTCTATATAACGGCTACTTGATTTACCGAAATCATAAGGCCACGGCGGGTCTGCATAGATTATTTGATATTTTTTATTAGGAAATGGTATCATCTTTACGCCTCATAACTTTCTCCTAACTTTGATATTTTTCCTTCTTCTTCATTTAATTTTTTTATATCTTCTTCACTATTTTTTACTAAGGGATTTTGGCTAACTGCCGCCTCTCTACTCATTATCGCATCACCACCCCTTGCAATCGATAAAGCTTTTACTAATTCAACTACGCTCTTTGGTAAAACATCACCGAATTTAATCGATATATTCATTTCCTCTAAGTTTTGTTTTTCTTTTATATTGGTTACACTTAATATTGCCTTCAATAAATTTATTCTTCTGGTCAATGCTTCTCCAAATATTTCTTCTTTATCTTTCGATTTTAGGATAGCGTCCATAAACATAAAACGGAGAGCTTCACCTGATGTCTTTGTTAGCCCTTGAATATTATTGAAGGATAAATCGGGAGTCGAGGTTAGGGAGTAAATGATATCTTTTAAGGTCTCATACTCTAATTTGACCGCTTCGGGTGCATGTTTCCAGGTAAGATATTCAGCGTCTCCATAATCTATTTTGCCTTCTGCATTTTGTTCACCTTTAAACTGTAATAGCTTTCCAACTTCCCCTTTCTCTGGAGCATTGGTTATCTTGCCCTTAATTTTTAATGTCGGTGAACCAAAATAATCGTTTGTATCTGCTGACTTGCTGATTAACATTTCTATCCTATCAATTTCACTCTGCACACTTGCCCATTCTGGCTCAGCTTGCTCATAATATATTACCGGAATTTTGCCATAAAGATTGTCTTTCTTTTCTACTTGCCAGGCTTCCCCTTTTTTGACTCCATAAATAAAATTATTAGCAGTATAAATATCCATATGCTCATATTTTTTACCATCAATATCTTCTAACTTATATCGCCTCGTAAAGGCATCCATGTCGCCATTTTCGTTAAAGTGGGGATATATTTTATCGCCGTTTTTATCACATAATAAGGCTACCTTAATATGCTTTATATTATTGTCATCAATTATTACATACCAAAGCTCGGCTACCTTAGTTTCTACGAATAGCCGCCGTGCCAGCTTTTTATTGAAGTAGTCTAATTTGTTTTTATTCCAGACATCATCAATTAGGGTAAATGTTTCTTGATATTTATCTTCTTTGTTATCTAAAGTTAGTTTAGCGGGGTCACCAAATAAAAAGGATACTGCCATATTAACAATTTTCTGTTGATATCGAATAACCAATTTAGCCTGCTCAATCCTTTTTCTTGTTTTATCTTTACCAATGATTTTTACCGGTCGGAGTAGAATGTCATGCTCCCCTTCGTATTCTTTTCTGTATTTCTCAATATCTCGTTCTACGGGGTCTTTGCATAAAATTGTAGTTAGCTTTGAAAAATCGTCACCGTGCTTTTCAAAAATCTCTTTTATGTTCATGGTTAGTCTCCTTTATTTATTACTTAAAATATCCCCAGCTCTGAAGCCGTATATTCTTCTGTTCTAT